GTTTGATCGACAAGTTGGTACTGTATGGAACTGGATCCCGTACATGCGAGCAGTGCAAGCTGGATCAGTTGTTGCCAGTTATTCAGCCACGCAATGGGATGAGGATAGAGAATCGTTTACACTTGATGTAGACACTAAAGATTGGCGTGATAAAACTGTGTTGATTGTGCCGCGCTTGGGCATGGCACAAGACAATGATCGATTGTATTTGGATACCGGACATTGGGGGCCAGGAGAAAACCCTATAATTTTATCAAACCCACAAACAAATTTAGTTGTTGAGCACAGTGTAAAAACTGGGCTAATTACATACTCACTGGAACAATTAAAATGCTAGAAACCTGTTGTGACATATTGGTAGATGCGTACAAACGCAATTGGATAACCAGTAGAGATGGCAACATCTCTATTCGTCATCACGACCGTGATCACTTTTATATCACACCATCGGGTGTGCGCAAGCAAACGCTACAGCCAGATCAATTTAAAAAAATTCAATTAGTTGATCATGTTAATCCTGTTCCTCCATTTTTAACAAAATCCTGGCAAGAAGATCACTACACTGACATTAGTGCTAACCTCAAGCCCAGCGGCGAAATACCCCTGCATTTTGGATTACAAAAAGAAATGGGACAGCACTCACACGATGTTAGAGTTGTGGTTCACGTGCATCCAACCTATTGCATCGCAGCCATGCATGCTGGAATTGATTTGAGCACTATTAGCAATGCATTTCCAGAACTCAATCGCTATACTCGGGTAGCACCCAATGTGGGCGATGTTGCCCCTATCAGCCAAGAACTTGCTGATGCATGTCATAGTAATTTGGGACTGGATCAAGCAGGCAATATCAAATTTGATATTGTGGGAATCAAAGGACATGGAGTTGTGGCCATTGATGTCACCCCATGGCGTGCTTATGAGCACATTGAAAGATTAGAACATATCTGTAAAATTGTTCTAGCATCAGGAAAATACTAAATGAGCTATATTGTAGGATCTTTGCCACCTGTCAAATGCTTTGTCAAAAGAGAGTTTCTCTATAACTTTGAAAAAGGTCACGGAGAATTAGAACCTGCTATCTGGGTCAGTCTCAAGGCCTTGCGAGGACAGGTATTTCGCATTGAATCATTGTTGCCCAACTACGGAGCATTGTATGACAAACTGCCCATACATGCGTATGTGTGGCAAGAAAATCACACAGGCAATCTGCCTATAGATACGTTACAGCTTTGGGACTGCATGGGCTATCGTTTTACTATCATTGAAAAAATAGGCTTGCGTAATCTAGGCGTGAAGTTTCTAGGTAAAGATAAAGAATGGCACTACGGAACTTATTTGTTCACTGTGGACTTTTGTGCTGATGGCATGGATGTGGACACAGGCTTTACTGAAGTTGCCGAAGAGCACAAGAGCTTTAACTTTATTCGATTAGAAAACGGTCAGTTTGCTTGCCAACCCAACAACCGATGTTTGTGGTACGACCAAAGTTTGATTTCAGGTAATGTTAAGTTTCCAGACTTTAAGGCCGCACAAACTTTGTTCACGGTAGATGGCACACGCAAGTGGTCAGCTGGAGATGATTGGTTTTATACCATCGAAGAAAAAAATGAATAAAAGGAAAAATTAAAATGAGCCAAGCACAATACAACTTATCAACCAAAACAGACTATCTACATCGCAAGATGTTTCTAGATCCAGCAGGTCCTGTGACCATTCAACGATTTGAAGAAGTCAAATACAACAAACTGGCCAAGTACGAGCAAGAGGCTCGTGGTTTCTTTTGGGTACCAGAAGAAATTAGTCTAAGCAAAGATGCCAATGACTTTAAAGAAGCATCAGAAACTGTCAAGCATATCTTTACTGCAAATCTATTGCGCCAAACAGCACTGGACAGCTTGCAAGGCCGCGGCCCTGCACAGGTGTTTACTCCTGTAATTAGTATTCCAGAATTGGAAGCACTAATGTACAACTGGAGTTTCTTTGAAACCAATATTCATTCACGCAGTTACAGTCACATCATTCGAAACATCTACAACGTGCCCAAGGATGTGTTCAACACCATTCATGACACCAAAGAGATTGTGGACATGGCGTCAAGCGTGGGCAAGTATTACGATCACTTGCACATGGTCAACTGCGAAAAAGAACTAGAAGTTCCTGTCAAAGATTACAGCCACGTCAAAGCAATTTGGTTGGCTCTCAATGCCAGTTACGCATTGGAGGCATTCCGCTTTATGGTTAGCTTTGCTACTAGTTTAGCAATGGTAGAAAATCGCATCTTCATTGGCAATGGCAACATCATTCAGTTGATCCTGCAAGATGAAATCCTGCACAAGGAGTGGACAGGATGGATTATCAATCAAGTGGTGAAGGAAGACTCTCGCTTTGCACAGGCCAAACAAGAGTGTGAAGCAGAAGTGTATCAACTGTACCTGGATGTGATCCGTGAAGAAAAAGAGTGGGCTGATTACTTGTTCAACAAGGGACCAGTGATTGGCCTTAACGCACAAATCTTAAAAGACTTTGTGGATTACACAGCAGCCAATGCACTGAAAGAAATTGGCATCAAGTATCTTGAGCCAGCACCACGCTCTACACCCATCCCATGGTTCAACAAGCATGTGGATACCAGCAAGAAGCAAACAGCCTTGCAGGAAAATGAATCAACCAATTATGTTATTGGCGTGATGGGCGATGCCATTGACTACGACGAATTGCCAAACTTATGATTAACGACGAATGGTTCCAACAAGGTGGATTTGAAACCTACAAGCATCCAACACCTATCAAGTATGAAACTGCCACAGACAACGGAACTATAGAAACCCTTGAAGGTCCTGTTGCCTACACAGTTGGTTTTAAAATTATTACAGGACCCAAGGGCGAACGGTATCCTGTGAGTCCTATCAAGTTTGCCGCTTACTACGACGACAACGGTGATGGCACAGCTACCCCCAAGAAAATCATGAAGGTTGCTCGTCTTGCTGACCATGACGGTGTTGTTCGAGCATCATGGGGCAACTTAGAATACACTCGTGGCAATGACTACATTGTTCGACATGGTCCTGGTGACTACGGTGTTGTAAAAACAGATATCTTTGCCAAGACTTACGACAAATCAAAAGAAGGAAAATAAAATGAAAGCAATTGTATGGTCAAAAGACCAATGCCCTTATTGTGACCAAGCCAAGGCGTTGTTGAAATCACGTAACATTGAATTTGAAGAACGCAATATCATGCATGGTTGGACACGAGAACAACTACTAGAAGCAGTACCAAATGCTCGTACAGTACCACAGATCTTTTTAGATGATCAACTGGTGGGCGGGTTCACTGAACTCAGAACAAAACTAACAGAAAGCAAATAATGGAAATTGGAAAAGTTTACACATTCAAACTAAACTCTGGCGAAGAAATGATTGCCAAACTTGTGGACATGGAGTCGGGCTATGCAGTTTTACAGGATCCTGTAAGCGTGGCCCCAGGTCCACAAGGCATGGGACTTGTGCCGAGTATGTTTACCGCAGATCCTGACAAAAATTCCCGGCTAAATATGAGCTGTGTTGCTATTCATTCATTGACGGATGAAAATGTGCGTATGAAATACATCGAAGCAACCACAGGCATCAAGGTGCCAGAAAAGAAAATCTTAGTAGGATAACATGCCAGGAATACAACGAGTGGGTGATGCAAACGGAGCAGGCGGTGTGATTACATCGGGTATTGGTTCGGTACGCATAAACGGAAGACCAATTGCCACAACTGGGCAAGGTGTCAGCGCCCATCCTTGTTGTGGACGAAGAGGATGTCCTGGCATACATTGCGGACCCTCAACCGCAGGCGGTTCGGGCACAGTACGAGCTGGTGGAATAGCAGTAAGCCTAACTGGAGATGCAGACACTTGTGGTCATGCTCGAGCCGGTGGCAGTGGCGATGTAAGGGCAGGATAATGGCCAATGGTGTATTAACTCCATTAGAAATAAACGCTGCCGCTGGATTGATGAACAATCAAGGCGTCAAAAGTTTACCAACAGCACTGACCACAGCAATTGCCACATTCAATGGCCAAACAGTGATAGTGAACTGGTTGGCCGCAGTAAACTATTACCAAGCTCAAACATTCAAAACTCAAAGCACGTTAGATTTGTTGCTGAGCATTGGTGCTGGTACAATTCCAGCACTAGGCGATGCCATTCCTGCACTGCCATTGGCAAATTTTCCTTACTTGACTCAAGAGTACCTGCCTACTCAAAGCGATGCTTCCACATTGGATCCATACGGATTTGCTGACTTGGTACAACAAACTGGAAATGCATATCTAGGT